TTTCGTTCTTAAATATTTGTTACTTCTACTAACACTTGTGTATCCGATGCTGGGATTTCTATTACTGGCATAGCGACCGCGACCGCTACTGCTACTTGTTCTTGTGCTACTGGTACTGCTACTGGTGCTACTTGTGTTTGTATTTTCTCTTTTAGAAACTGATAGAACTCCTGTACTTTCTTATGTATTCGGATTTTTTTCGCGTCAAATGACGTCAAATATAATCCTTCCAAACTCTTTACCCTAGATAAGGCCACATATGTCTGCCCACATTCAAATATACCTGAACCAGCGTCTATTTCAGCTACATCCAGTGTCGCACCTTGTGCTTTATGTATGGTTAAAGCCCACGCCAAGATAAGTGGTAATTGCGACACACCGACACCCGGGATGTTCTCACTCGGCCAAATATGGTAATTCATTGTCATCTCAAAACCATTCGTAAATTTTACTACTGGTTGTCTCTTGTCCATTGTGGAAAATCTTACTACAATTCCTTGGCTACCATTACAAAGCATCTCGCCATTTGTTAGTTCTATGTTGACAATACACATCACTTGGCTACCAATCTTAAGCCGTATGTTCTCATCGCATCTCAAATTGCCTTTCAAATATTCCAATTCCGTCTTCAACTGCTCCGGGCTATAATTGTGACGAATTAGCCTCTCATTTGGTGTCATCTCTAGATCCGAGTGATATTTCAACTTATATTCCACTTCGTCTCCGCCCAGTTTACCCATTTCCGACGCGTTTATACTGTCAACTTTGTTCCGTGTAGGGAACAATTTAGTAGGGCGGAGTGGCGCTCCCTCTGGTATTTGTCGCCCTACATTATGTAGGAGCGCATCATTGGACGACCGTTTAAGTCGCCCTTCACGAACCTGATTGAGTATGTTCTGGTAGAGTGGATCGTTTTGTCGGAAAATTTTCTGTAACTGAATATGGTCTTGTTTTAAAAATGTATGAAACCAGAACTCGGATTCAAAACAGAATTTGCTCGTATCGGGATCGTCCTTGTCGCCGACTGGTGGCAACTGATAGAAATCGCCTGAGAATATGAGCTGGAGACCACCAAATGGCCTGCTATTTTTCCTCACTGACTTACCAATCGCGTCCAACGTTTCAAACAATTTCAATGACATCATAGAGACTTCATCTATGACTAATATATCCGTCTCTTTCCATAATGCTTTTGAATGCTTATTTTTATTAACCTTTTTTATAAGTTGCTCTATTGGTCCCTTGCCTAAGCCAATTCCGGACCAGGAATGGATTGTTTTTGCCTTACATTCAAGAAGGACAGCTGCGCAACCCGTTAGAGCACAAACCTGAATATACTTGCCTTTGTTGTGTGCATCGCGCTGAATATATTTAATTAATGCCGACTTACCTGTGCCGCCGGGACCAGTAATAAATATATTTCTACCTTGAACATATTTATTAAATGATATTTGTTGTTCTTCAGAATATTCCATTGTTTTTGTATTATTTATATCATTTGTTTCTATTCCGTTTTATTATTCAATTTTTAATTTGTTTTAATTTGATTTATTTTGATTTAATTAGTGTTTTATCAAAATAAATAATCTAAAATAATTCATCTATATATATTATAAATGAATTCTAATAGTGCCAAATTTGATTTGAATATATCCAACTATACGAAACCCGAGTTAGAGCAATTATTTGAACTACCGTCTAATTATGATGAATCTGTGGTTGAAATGCAAGAGACGAAATTAAGGCAAAACATAATGAATGACAAGAGTATTGTTCCTTCTATCAAAAATCAGACATTGAATTTTATTTCTGAAGTAAAAAAGACGCTTATTGTCAATATTATGAGTGGTGGATCTGGTGGAAATATTGTAAATGAAGCTGCTGCGGTTGCTAAAAAATACTATAATTTTGATAAGGGACTTACAAAATCTGACGTGGTTTCTAGTGGTTCCACATTTATCATTGAGAAGCCAGTTACACCTTATGGCCAATCGCAACCTGGAGAATTCTATCAAGGTACGATTAATCCTCTCAATAAACGTACTTTGCGCCAAAATATCAACATTGATACACGTTTTAGAGAGAATTATTATACTTCAATGGCGACCAATTTCCATTTGGACTTGCCTATACGCTTGACACAAGTCGTATCGCTCCAATTATCCGCACTTGAATTACCGACTTCATTTTATGCTGTGTCTGGTGTATTTGGTAATAACTTCTTTTCTCTTCAAATTGACGGAGAAGACCCATTGATTGTCACCGTTCCTGATGGCAATTATAATTATTTGTCTCTACAAACTTATATTAATAATTTTTTATCCACTCAGACCATTAATGTAGCATATAATACAATACAGTTTTTGTCGGACATTAACACGCCTGGCGGCACCGGGTCTGGCGGTACTGGAAAAATGGTTATTGCGTATTCTGCTGCTTCTACCACCAATTTCTCTATTAGTTTCCAGACAGACCGATATGGTAATGAAGACAGACAAACACCGCTACCATTGAAACTCGGCTGGCTAATGGGTTTTAGAGAGGGTTATTATGAGAATAATGTTGCTTATGTTTCTGAAGGAGTTATTGATCTTACTGGTCCCAAGTACATTTACTTGGTTGTTGATGATTTCAATAATAGCGTCAATGACGGCTTCTATGGTGCGTTTACGTCGTCTGTTCTTAATAAAAATATATTGGCTCGTATTTCGCTACAAGGCAGTGTGTTTAGCACGTTTACACAGAGTAATTTGCTTCTAGTAACAACGTCTAGGCAATACTTTGGACCAGTTGACATACAAAAAATACAAGTACAACTCTTGGATGAGTATGGACGCATTCTGAATCTGAATAATATGGATTATAGTTTCTGCTTGACATTCCAGACGATTTACAATCTCTAAAATCCACCTTTTTCCACCTTTTACACCTTTTCTCATTTCAAACGCCCATTTTGAAATGAGATTTATAAATAAAATGAGAAAAGGTGTAAAATGGGCAAATTTACCAATTACAAGCACTACAATTACCATCATATCTACCATCATAACAACTGCCATTTTTATTACAACAATTGTCATTATAACAATCCATAAATCTATGATTACAACTCTCGCACTTTACTCGTAATGAAATACCGCACTCTTCGCAAATATCAAATTCAAAAATATTATTTTTATTTTCTACACAACTTTTATGATATTCAATTTTACAATTATAATCTACAAAAACATCAATACATTCTTCATTTTCTAAATAATCTTTACATATAGGACATTTTTCAGTTTCAAATAGACATTTAATATGATAATAAACTACATTACTATCGTAGTCTAATGACGTTACAAAGTTTTTATCAAAATTTGTATTTTTATGTTCAAATTTACAACATCTTTCGCAGAAAATTATACTGTTTTCTAAATCTTCAAAACAATTTACACAATACAATTTATCATCTACTTCTGTAAAAGTCGTTCCTTCAGCAAAATCTGAAAGAGTTTCTATTTTCAAACAAATAGAACAATAATCATTCATAATATATTATTGATTATTGTTTTATATTTAAGTATTTTGTCCCATTTTAAATCTTCAAGGATTTAAACGATATGCACTATATAAATTAAAATTAAGGTAGAGTAATAGATGAATCTGTTTGTGATTGTGTGGTAACGGTATTGAAGAACTGACTCGGACCATATGGATATCCGCCTACACTTGAACAAGGGATTGAGTGACTACCAAGATAACCCTGACCGCATTCAATTGCATAAGCACAAGCCCCGTTTACTGCTGAAATATTGTTGATATTTACAACAGCAACCCCCTCCGTCGAGTTCCAGTGTATATATGCTGCCCATTTAAAACCATCAGTACAAGAACCATCAACTATAACATTTGTTAATGTTATATTGTTATATTGACATACTGAATTAGTACCAACACTATAATAACTACAAAACATTGTTCCATTGCAACAATTTTCTATTTCGGGATCATAAGTGTGACCACCGCAACATCCCTCTGCTCCACTTGGATCATAAGCAGTACCGCCACAACATTCATCTAAATCTGTACAATTTCCTTCACAGTCGTGTTTGAAACACAAACAACTGCAACAACTATAACCGGAACCACATTCACTACTTATACAACAACAACATCCACCTAGTTCTTGCTGATCATTATATTCTCCGTATAATTCCTTCAAGTCACTTTGGATTGCTGTGTTTTTATGAGTGTTATATTTTGATAATTGCGTAAATGGTGTTCCCTTTAATGACCTTCTTGTATTATTTATAGTATTTACATTATTCATTTGAGTTTGTTTGTATTGATTAATTGTAACTAATATTTGGTCATTTAATGATTTTGTTACATCTAGTGTATTTTGCGTAATTAATTTTACATCTTGTTGTTTTTTTTCAATAAGTATTTTTCTTTCTGTTTTATAATTAGTAAATACTTCCTTAGGTGATGAACCTAACGAAACACCATTATAAAGACCATTATTAAAATTTGTTTGTATAGACTCTTTTGTTTCTTCTGGTGTATACTTTTTATTTGTATCTAATTTATACTTTTGTTTTACCTTATCTAAATCAACTTTTAATTTATTTTCTAAATTTTTTATAGTTATATTATCGTTATCTACCAACGTTCTGGTATAGCTATTATACGAGTTTTTAAGATACAATAAAAAACTATCTTTGTTTCCAGGCATTATATATATATATATATATAAATATTATTTGACTAGGTTATATATAAAATGTCCGATACAAATATTAATAATCTTCAATCAATTATGAAAAAGATTGAAACTGATATTAATCCAAAAACGATGTCAGAAGGATTAGCATTATTGAATAATCCTGATGCTTTAATTGGCAAACTACAAGCGGGTGCTGATATGTTTAAGGAGCAAACTGGTCGTAATATGACTTACTTAGAAATGCGACAGATGTTTGGATAAGAGATAATAAATATAAATGATTAAATTATTTATATTTCATATGTTTGGTACTACCTTTATAAGCGAAGCGGAAAAGGTAGTATTTAGAGTCCACCTGGGAAGCCCACCAAGTTGGCACCAATACCAAATCCGGCACCCGTGCGCGCCGAGACGCCCATACTAGGAATGTATGTGTCCAATATGGCGAAGGTAGCAGCAGCGGTCAACGCAAGCAAAATGATCTCCTCCATATTCAAAGACTTCTTGGGAATAGCAAAGGCTGCAATAGCAACCATTAGACCCTCAATCAAATACTTAACAATTCTCTTAACAAGCTCAGCAACATTAAACATAGCCATTCTATATAAATAAAAAAGAAAAAAATAAGAATTTGTTATAACAAATAAATAAAATGAAATAAATATTAATTATAAAAATTAAAACTTAAAACGAATAACTAAATAAATATACAATGAGTGGAAAATCTAAATCTAATGTTGCGAAGAAGCTAGCTTTTGAACGAAAGTTAAGAAACGACGGGTCTGCTAATCCTAAATATGTTGATTTGTTGGAGTTGGATAAGCCCATTGCCGGCCAACAATTTGGCTGTTTTTCTTTTATCACCCCTGAGAAGATTTTGAAGCAAAAAGAGATGTTCTTCTTTGAATCATTCCTAAAGAAGTGGGAATTCACCAAGTCAATGGAGAAGTTTCATCAATTCCTTAATTTTGTTTCGTTTAAATACAAGTTGAATTTTGAGGATGTGATGAAGGATTATGAGGGGTTTGTAAAGGAGGAGAGGGAGAACATTATTAGCTCGTCTATTGAGGACGATTACAAGACATTTATGGATAAGAATGAGGAGGAGATGGAGAAGCAGTTCAATATTAAGCACAATTTCCAGACTTCTGTCAGAGGCTTCAAGTCCAGAGGCAATTTTCCCACTCAAGAGGAGGCTGAGATGCGTGCTAAATTGTTGCGAGAGACTGACCCTAGTTTTGATGTCTTTGTTGGCCCTGTTGGTCAATGGCTCTGCTGGGATCCTGAGGCTTACAAGACTGGTCGTGTTGAGTATATGGAGGAGGAGCTTAACCAATTGGCTCAGGAGAAGCAGAAGAACGAGACTGTTGCCAAGACCGCGTTTGAGCAGCGTGTGAAGGAGACCAAGCAAAAGGCAATTGATGAAAACAAGAAGAATGCTGAGAAACACGGAAGTACCATTACCCAGGATATTGACAAGGAGGGTAATCTTGTGGGTGCTGAGGATGCGAAGTTTGCTAAGGGTGATACCATTTCTGCTGCTGATATTCGCAGTGAGTTATTTGATGGTGACAATATTATTACTGGTCAATCGGATTACGGTAGATCGGAGTTACTTAGTGGACCTTTTGCTTTAAAAAAGAAGGAAGAGGAGGACAGTATGGAACGTCTTGATTAACACTAATAGTTTGATGCGTTATTTAGGCGTCTAATTACAATATAAAAATAGGATTATTTTTTATATTATATTATTTTAAATGAGTACGTTTTATAATTATGCCAATACAAATATAGATGATGCTAATACAAATATCACTGCTAATACAAATACCACTGCTAATATAAATGCCAACCCTAATACAAATGCTATTACAGAAGGTAAAAACAAGGCCAAGCCAGAAATATATGAAGATTTTTTAATTTTTGGAAATTTCTTTGGTCTAGTTCCTGACGCATATGTAAAATACTTTAATCTGTTTGGACTACAGCTAACATGTACACTTGTTTTTGCTTGTATTTATTATTTATTGCTACTTGATTTTGACAGAAATTTTTTTATACAACCTGGATTTCCTAAAAAACAATTTTTAGATTACAAATGGGGAATTGCTTTAATTATGTCAATTAATTTTCAGACAACTACAGCATATGTAGATCTTAAATGTAAGAATTTTCTTTCTAGGTCTGTTTTCGCATTACAAATAGTGTGTGCGTTTGCTATTACGTTTTTGTTCTTTTTGTAATTTATTTGGTTACAATGATTTTATTCTATAATAATAAATTAGTCATATTCAACCCAAGACCGTTTAAAAAATACATCACTTAGGGCAAAATAACTAAAAAATAACGCACCACCTTTTGGCGAAATTGTTGCAAAAATAAAAATTAACAATAAACATAAATTATGAAATATTGACGATGACCTACCCGAACCAAGACCAATGTCAAGGTATAATGGTACATATTTAACTACCAATAATACTATTGATAAAAATATAATTACAAAATTATATGACAAATTACTAACTCCTGAAAAAAAACTTATAATAAAGTTAATAATAAAAATTGTCAAAATTAATTTAATGATATTGAATATATTGTTTCCTCCTTCTATATATGTACACATATTACTACCCGCATTTTTTTTTTCATTTAATTTTTTGTCACTTGTATATGCTATAGATAAAACTGTCCTTTCGGAGTTATCATCATCATTTGGAGGAACTTGATGAATTGTAGTTCCTCCATTAAAAATAGCGGCATCACCTTCTTCAAAATGTACTGAATGAACTTCACCTTTTTCATCTTTATATTGTAAAGGGCTTATTTCTCCCTTTTTTTTAAAACAAATTATTACATTGTATATTTCACTAACATTTTGAGGATCAACATGCCATAAATGTTGTGATTCTTTTCCGTGATAAACATAAATAGTAGCTTTGTTTGTTCCTAAATAATATAGTTTTTTTCCTATTTCTTCTTCATATCGTTTTCTAATTTTTTCAGAAAGATCAGTTAGTATTGTTTTTTCCTCTTCGCTATGACTATCTCCATACTGGTAGGATGTTGTATTTTTTCTTGAAAACCAAGGAACATCTTTTGCCTGTGGTACATTTATACTTTGTAATTTTTTAACATCTTCATCATTTATCATTTTTTTTACTGATTTACAAAATGGTTTTACTTTTTTATAGTACGTTAATTCATCTCTACGTCTATACATATTTATAATTCTCCTAACAAAATTTTGATCATACAATTCCATACTACCCGAATAATCTACGATAAATAATAATACAAAATATACTATAGGTATTAAATACTCCTTTCCTTTATAGAATGTATCCTTTGTTTCTATAAATTGTTTAAATAACGAAGCATAATAATTCATTATAATAATATAAATATATATTTATTATTTTATAAATATAACGAAATGGATCAAAACAATTTGATAATATTTAGCTTTATAAAGTAATATTATCAATTCTACCACTTTGATTTTTTAACCGCAATCTTGGGTCCTTGACCACGTTTCTTGACGTTATTCGGGTCATATTGCTCATCTTCTTCATCATCATTGATGGATTTAGATAACTCCCAGAACTCCTTGGACCCTAATCTGAAGTCATTATGTGCGTCTGCTTTGTACCAGAAAACTTGGTCCTGTAATTTGTTGGATTTGGAGTTGTTATTTATCACCAAGCACTCATAATTTTCAGTACATTGATCCATCACTTGACAAAATGACTCCAATGTAGGAAACATACCAGCATAATTTTCGTAAATTCGCTTTCTATTGGCAATATACGGCTCTCTTAAAATAAAAACGTAATCAATGTTAGTTCTTAGCGTCGGTGGAATACCCAACGGATATTGCATTGTGATGATTAACATCACTTTCCAATGTCTCCCGTTCATAAATAGGAGCCGCATCATCTTATCTCTGGCCCACGTGTTGTCATACAAGCAATCATCTAAAATCACAAAGGTTCGGGGGTCAATTGTACTGCGTTTAAATTGCTCCATTTCCTTCTTAATCTGCTTCAAAACCTGACGTTGTCGCTTCAAAATATTTTCAACAATAGCAGTATTATATTCATTATGAATAAACAATTTGGGTACTAATGCGCCGTAGAACCCGTTACCTTCTTCAGTGCCGGATATAACAGTACCAATTGGAATACTTTGCTGATAATAGAGAAGATCCCTGACCAAAAATGACTTACCGGTATCACGACGACCAATTAGAACAACGACGGGACCTTTAGATTCATTTGGTTTGAAACTAATACTTTTCATATCAAAACGCTTTAGTTCTAAATTCATTATAATTAATAAAGAATATTATTATTTTTATTTAACTTAATTATATGACCAAACATATACATATTATTGGGCCGTTTAATACTGGCACAAATTTATTAAATAATATTATTTCTAATTCTGATGTTATTGATTTAGTTGACAATGACTCTATTGTTATTTATAATAATGATAACGAACCTATTCATAAACATACATTAATTATAAAAAACATAAATAATTATTTATTAGATAAGAACAACATAGTTATTATTATGTATAAAAACGTGTATAATTGGTTATATAGCATTAAAAAATGCTCTTATGATATTGTATTTTCAAATATGTATTCAGAAGTTGGATTATACTCAAAAAAATTTGCCAATATGATTGAATTATACAATTTTTATTATATTAATTACATATCCATATTAAACAATTTTAATAATGTTATTTTTATGGATTATGAAAAGATAATTGATACCAATACATCGTTTGATTATATTAATTCCAAATTACAAAAAATAAATTTACAAATTATATCAAAAGATAAAATTATCACTGAATTATCTAAACCTTCTAAAAATCATGGCGCTCCTATAAATTCTGCTACAGATGCTAAAAATAATTATAAAAACAATAATGAAATGGTTAAACAATTTGTGGAAAAAATACCCGTTTTAAATAAAAGTGTAAAGTCTAGTATAATTAATTATTTTGAAAATACATAACTAACATATTCAAACTGTTCTTTAGGAAAAAATGAGTTAAATATTACTAATATTTATATTTTAATTAGCTAATGACAACAATGTTTAGTGTTAATTATCAAAAGAGGAAGAACATAAACCTCTTTACCAAGTTTCAAACTAACAAAAGGATTAATCTGTCAAATGTACAGAACTATATTCCTATTTATGACCGTTTCTTCTCATTAAATAACACTAATTATAACTCAATCAATCTAAATCATCTATGGTCTATTTCAGACATTAAAGAGAAAGATGGTGAAAAATCTGAGAACATATTCAATTGTAAATTAAAGAATATTTCGGACATTGAAGATTTTACAATGACGCAAAAAGTGTTCTTTAAAATGGCTCCCTTGTTAGATCCTTTCAAATATATTGTGGGTAAATACAACCATACGGACGAGCAATTGTTTAACCTGCCTTCATTTGATAAGACTATAAGAGTACATCCTAAAATTGAAGACACTAACAACTCTTCTTATATTGATGGTTTCTTTTGTTTTCTAACAAGTCAGATGTTGAACAATCACAGTTTTATTCACGGGGTTGACTATTATGGATCATTTTTGGCTATTAAAAACAACTACAAATTGAATATTATTGATGATTTGGATTATTTGATTACTTCGGAATTTTTCAATAAGAAGCAAAATGTGTTGTTTAATGTAGAGGATTATAGTCATTTAATTACCAATGATGATGATGGTGTAAAAGCGTTAAAACCTTTGAACATTTTAAATGGATCGCAAAAATCGGTATTATCGGCTAAATCAATTGATGACACCATTTTTGAGAATATATTTGAAACAAGTCATTCTTCTTCAAGTCATATTACTCTTGCCGACGTTAAACATATGAATGTTGAGTTGGTTGATATTATGAACTCTAGTGAATTTAATATTCTGGATCAAAAAAAATCCGAAACGCTTAAATCTGGTTCTACTTGCTCTTCAAGAACATCGCATACAAATGAGAATGATAATATAAATGACAATGAAGAAAATAGTATATGCGACGACGACGAAATCATTCGTTCTGCTTCTGGCTCTGGTTCTAAATGTGATTCTGGTTCAGATCTATCAAGTGATTATTCCGACATTGATGAAGAAAATTTGATTTTAACAATACCACAATTTCCAGTCCAAGTTATTTGTATGGAGAATTGTGAAAGCACATTTGACGAGTTAATTATGAATAATGAACTAAGTCACGATGAATGGTTTGCCGCATTAATGCAAATCATTATGATTCTAATTACATATCAAAAATCGTTTTCCTTTACACACAATGATTTACATACAAATAATGTAATGTATGTTTCAACTAACAAAAAATACATTTATTATTGTTACAAGAAAAAGTATTATAAAGTTCCAACATTTGGCAAAATATTCAAAATTATTGACTTTGGGCGCGCTATTTATAAATTAGGTGGTAAGGTATTTTGTAGTGACAGTTTTCAATTAGGTGGTGATGCCGCAACACAATATAATACCGAACCCTACTTAAATGATAAGAAGCCACGCTTGGAACCTAATTTCAGTTTTGATTTGTGTCGCCTAGCCTGCTCTATATTTGATTATATAATTGATGATGTTGATGACGTAAAGAACTTGAGCGAATGTGAACCAATTGTAAAGCTGATTGTTGAGTGGTGTATTGATGATAACGGTGTCAATGTTTTATATAAAAATAATGGTGTAGAACGTTATCCAGATTTTAAATTGTATAAAATGATTGCCAGATGTGTTCACAATCATACACCCAATGCTCAACTTGAACGCCCTGAATTTAGCAAATTTGTCTGTCAGAAAAATAATTTAGCAAAAGGAGAATTAATTATAAATATTGACGATTTACCGTGTTATGTTTTGTAAGATGACATTATTATTGTAAATTATCGTGTAAATTATTTTATTTGTAAAATTTATCAAAATAGAACTTGGTTATTTATTTATTTTATATTATGTTAGTAATATAAAATGAGTTATGGGTTTATACTAACAAGACACGTGAATTCTGCGAAAACAAATGAATATTGGAATCACTGTATCAAATTAATTAGAACAAACTATCCTCTTAAGAAAATTATAATTATTGATGACAATAGCAATTATAGCTATGTGAAAGCACATTTTGAATATACAAATGTTGAAATTATTCAATCAGAGTTTCCTGGTAGAGGAGAATTATTGCCTTTTTACTATTTTATAAGAAATAAATGGTTTGATAATGCTGTTATTATTCACGACAGTGTTTTCTTTCATACTCGCATCCCATTTGAGACATTTAGATTGCCTGTTTTGTCTTTATGGCATTCAGTTTACGACAAGGAAAATTTGCCAAATATTATGCGAATTGTATCTCAATTAAGAAATAACACAAAACTTAGACAAGAACTTATTGGAAGCGATGTGAATATACTAGGTATGACAGAAAAAACCCTATTCAATTTAAGTTTTGGAAATATATGTTATATAAATCACAATTTTTTGCTTAACATTGAACGCAAATATAACTTAAGCAACTTAGTTAATGCCCTACATTCTCGGGCTGATCGCTGCTCATTAGAGAGAATAATGGGTCTACTATTTGACGTTGAATATTCAAATACAAGGACAATAAAATCACTATTTGGTAATATATATAAAACACATTATAAATCATTTAATTATACATATGATGAATATATAAGGGATTTTAAAAACAAAAAACTAGCAGGGGGTGTAGTAAAAATTTGGACGGGGCGATAAATGAAATAACAGACGTCATTCATTTGGTGAGTAAAAATAATTATTATTAAATATTTAATCATAATAATAATAATTTATTTATGATTCAAAATATATTATCTAAAATAATGACTAATACTAATTTAGAATTGTTTCAAAGCATATTATCATTTTTGAACGCTGTTTTTTGTGTATTTTTTATGTACAAATATAATGAAACCAAGGATCCAAAATATTTTAAATATACAATGTATTATGTAATTCTTCCGTTTTTAATTATTGATTTTACCATAAATATTTACTTGATTGTAAATAAACCTGAAAACGAAAGAAAATCATGTTTAGAGACAATTTTTCATCATTTAATCACACTGTTATTAATATTATGGTCTTATTTTTTTGGAATATCTCATTTACCTGATATTATATATAATGTATATATGTTTGAAATTAGTTCTATTTTTTTAAATATTCGTTTCTGGATCAAAGAATATTTGAAAACAATAGAAGGTGAAGCTGTACCTAAATTAATTTCAATATTTCAAACATTTAACGAGTTATTATTTTTTATATCTTTTATTTATTTCCGTTGTTATGTATTTTTAAAAGAAATTATATTTAATAAAAATTTTTATGATAAATTAATTGGCAGTGGAATGATTTTAAATAAATTATTTATTGGCGTTGTCTTTATTTTCCTTTTACTTAATTTTTACTGGTCTTCTATAATTTGTAAATCATTCTATAAGCGAATTAATAAAATTATTCAGGAAAAAAATCAAACAGATTATGTAGATGATGAAATTATACTTATTGAAAAAATTAAGGATGAGATTATTAACAGCAGAACAAATAATAACAAATGAATTATAAAAGATAAATTAATTTAACTATGTTAGTTAAGTCAATTTATATTAAGTTAAAAGGGCGGATTATCAGTGAACGCGATTGGCTGAGAAGTGCCTACAACATTTTCAGCAAGGGCTGGCGTAACTTGCTCGTAAACAAAGTTTCCCGCTACTATACTAACATAAACAACCAATGTGTCTCGTACAAGTAGTTTTAATGGTTTACTTTCCTTCTCTACAAAGCGCATCTCCAAGAATTTAACAATAAAAAATATGACAGATATTATCCCTGCTACTACAAATATATTTTCCATTTTTACAATATATTTTTAGTTTCTTATTACAATATTAACGCAATTGTTTGTTAGTTTACGATAATACTTCAATATCATCTAAAAGTAGATCTGGTTCCAATTGAACTCCTGGTTGGCCTATAACGTGAATATCTAAATTACCCAATTCAATGTCTTGATCTGATATTTGTAATTTATCATTATCCTCCTCCTCTTCCATCTTTCGCTGAATATTCCTTAATGTGCTTATTTCTTCTAATCTTTCAATTGTCTTTGGCGCACTAACCATTTGTTCCTTATTATTATCATCTAACATTGAATCCATATCGTTGAATTTGAGAGACTGGGTTAAAGAGTCACTTGATTCCAATTTATGAACCGTTCCGTCCGGTTCTTTTTCTTTTTCCTTTTCTTTTTCCACTTTTGTCTCCTTAACTTCGGAAATAAACTCGGTTTCACCTTGCGCATTTAAAGGCGCACTTTGTTCTACGATTTGCTCCTTAATTTCCTGTATTACATCTTCCTCCACTGTCTCATCCATATATGCCCTCAATATGCTCTCAATCGGGATGCTTTCTCTGACTGCGTTTAAAATACACTCTTGTACGATTATCTCTAGCTCACGATTATGTTTTTGTACTTGTAGCGGCATTGTATTGACCTCAAATAAATAGACATTCTTGTAAATCTTTCTTGCCACATTGACATATGCTTTGTGGATAAAATCGTCTAATTTGGGAATATTAATATCAATCTTCTTCTGCTTTTGACCTACACGCATAGCAGTTAGCAACTTTAGTTGAATAATATGTACACAAGTAACCAAATCTTCTAAATAAGTACAGCAACTCTTTTCAATAATTCTTTTTCTTTCCGTTTCAATAATGTTGGCATTCCACTTCGGAATACGAGCAATTAGGTTCTGAAATGTCATCAAATACTTGTCCATTTCGCCATTGGTTCTACAAAGAGTTAGCGACTCATCAAAAATAGATCTAAACCCTTCAATAATTAAAGGTGTCAAAATTGTTAATAAACGAGCCCCCCATTCGTTCTTTGATTCGTGTAATGAACTAACATTGAAATCATCCATTGTTTATTTATGTAATTATTGAACCTTATTTTTTCCCTTTTCAAACTTATTTATTATAAAATACAAGAAAATATGGTCTAAAATGGATAAAAATGCGCGGGACCATATATGCTGTCATATTTTCTTGTATTTTTCATCTCTATTTTATGGTAACACATTTTTTCTGAAAAGTCAAAAGGGAAATGAAATTTGGACATTTTTAAAAATGTCCAGAAATGAAAACCCAAAAAAAGTTTTGAAAATGACCTTTTTTTCACTTTTTCACCATAATGGTCTCAACTTTATTTTGAGAGTTGAAAAAACTGTTATGCTAATTTTTCGTATTTCCCCAATCATTTTTTTCTGTTTCTAATATATGAAACAAAGTGAAACATATTTAGGAGAAAAAGAGGAGAAAAAAGAGAAGACATATTATTGTGAGAAATGTGACTATGTATGCTGTGTAAAGTTTTCATACGATAGACATATCCAGACGACAAAACATAAACTGAAACAATCCGAAACAAATGAAACACAAAAGGAGAAAAAAGGAGAAAAAAATGTTTGTGATTGCGGACAATTATTTAAAAGTAGAACAACGTTATGGAGACATAAGCAAAAATGTGATTATTACAATGAAGAGCAAAATCAGGAAAATCAAGAACCCGAAAAAGTCAAACAATTTGAAACAAATGAACCAACCACCAAGGAAATTATTGATCTTATGCGCCTCCAAATGCTTGAAAATCAGGAATTGCGCAAAATTATGCTTTCACAACAGCAACAAATCATTGAATTGGCGACCAAAACATCTATTACAAATACAAATTGCAACAATACCAATACGAACAATACTAACACATTTAATCTAAATATGTTTCTTAATGAGAAATGTAAAGATGCGATTAATATTAGCGAATTTGTAGATAATGTTAAAATACAATTATCCGATTTGGAGAATTTTGGACATATGGGTTACGTTGAAGGCGTTTCCCAAATTCTTATAAATAATTTGAAAGACCTGGATACATATTCAAGACCCATTCATTGCAGCGATTTGAAACGCGAAGTCCTTTATATAAAGGACAATAATGAATGGACGAAAGAAACTGAGGATAAACCAGTTTTAAAAAGCGCTATCAAAAAAATTGCTAATAAAAATATTAAACAGATTCAGACTTGGAAAGATGAAAACCCTGGTTGTTGCAATTCGGAATCCAAAAAGAATGATCAGTATATGAAAATAGTAATGAACTCCATGTCCGGAGGCACAAGCGAAGAACAAATTAACAATATTTCCCAAATTGTCAAAAATGTCGCAAAGGTTGTTACTATTGAAAAATGTGGCAACAAGTGAATATTAAATATTAAGTTAACTAATTTATTAACTTAACATTTCTTACATAAATGATATATTTTCCAGAACCAGTTTGTTGTCCAAATAGGTAAAATTCAATATAAATAATAACAACAATTTCTCATTCCGAAATTCTTTGCGCACTTTATTAAAAGCAATCAGTAGTTCATATTGCTTCTCTGTAGACACTGTTATTTGACCATCTTCTATTAATTTGATTAAATCCAATCCATTATACGCCTTTTCATACAATTTGGTTACAAATGTTAGTATGGATGTTTCAGTCATCTTATTATTCATAGTTTTTTCCAATTCTGTTTTAAGCCAGTCCAGTCGCTGCTTCTTGAGCGTCTCCATTTTAAATGTCTGTTCCAAATTGTATTTATAAAGGTTGATTAGTTTCCCATTATGCTCTGGTTCAGGAATATATATCTCGCAAAATCGCGACAAAATTGGCTTCAACATTTTATATTTATCTTCCACAATAATGAAAAACCGTGTATTATGACTGAATAATTCAATACATCGTCTCAAAGCCGATTGCGCATCCATTGTTAGTTTGTCTCCATTTAACAAGATAATACTTTTAAAAGTGTCGCCGCCATTGGAATTAATATGTGTCTTGGCAAAGAACTTCAGCTCCTCGCGAATAAATTTAATGCCTTTTCCGTGAGCACAATTGACATACATTACAAAATCTTTGATTTTTTCTTTATTATTATCGTAGATAAGAGTAATAAATTCATTCACTAATTTGCTTTTACCGCTACCAGAAGGCCCGTTGAAAATAATATTAGGGATCTTTTTGTTCTTGTGAAAATAATCCAGTTTATTCTTTATGTTTTGGTGAATTGGTAGCATTTTATGTTTGTTAGTTATGTATTAATACATAAGTGTTTTTATATATAAATAAAGCGTATTAATTTATTATTACGATTTATTCAGCTCTTTTTCATTTGTACCTTTACTTCGTTATAGCTTATGCCACACTCGACAAACTATGTGTATACGGGTTTTCCATAAATGCTGTTAACAACGAAGAATCAATACGATTATTATCCTGGTAAGCATTCACGTATTGCGGCGTATTTGTTGT